ATTCATATTATTCTCCCGAAACAGGATGGGCAAATGCAAGATATTTTGGTTCTGACTACACAGGACAATATAATTATTCTCAATCATTTGCAACCTCAAGTTTTCCTGTTGGTTATCCCATAGATAATTTTGTAAACTATTTTATTTATTATGATTGGATTGGAGGAGCTGATCCTCAATATCCTGGTGGAGGTAATTTACATGGAGTGTATTTAATTAGTACTGAAGGAATAGCTACTCCTTTAACAGCAGAAAATAAAAACTTATTTACTATAGAAAATATTTTTATTGGAGGCCAAACAGCTTATATATCCCCAGCAGTATACTCCTCAGGTAAACCAAGTAGTATTCCTGTAAAAATAGTTGATGGAGGTGCTATATATGAGACTATTTTATTAGTGACAGGAAGTGCAGTTGGTACTACATCTGTAAGATCTCTTTATGCATACACTGATCAAAATATAGAACAAAATTTTAGAGTTTATTTTACAGGAAGCAATAATACTTTAACAGATAGTGGATCTGTAGTAGCTTCTTCTTTTGAAAGTTGGATATATGCCTTTTCTAATCCTTCTTCCTCAGTAGGAATTATAGAATATTTTTCTCTTAAACGTCCCAGTCTTTCTGTAGGAGCTGATGGAGTTAGTATATATAATAAAACAACAGGTCAATATATTAATAATTTAAACCTTACTCCTTCCGAATCACAAATTGTTAATTATGTAGATACTTATTTTCCTTTACAATACGGAGATATGATTAGATTTGGTACAACAGGTTCATATAGTGTGGATAATACAGCTTCTTTAGATGGTACTTTTTCAGCAGGAGGATTATTTCAAATATCTTCTATATTAACAGGTTCTAATATGACACAAACAAGTAGTATTAATATAGTTCCTACTTTAAATAATTTTACTTCATCTTCAATTTCATCTAAAAATACTCAAAACTTTAGAATGATGAGACGAATCCAAAATGAATCTTTTGTTCTAATCCAAAACAAACCCTCATATTTAGACCCAGGATTCTTAATACCATTTAACTTTAATCCTAATTATAATCCATACGAACTTGCCAAAAAAGCAGGAGTAATTCAATAAAACTTAAAAACTAATATATTTATAATAAAATACAAAAATGGGATATTTAAATAATACCGTAGTAACAGTAGATGCTATTTTAACAGACGTAGGACGCCAGTTATTAGCCCAACAAAATGGTCAATTTAGAATAACACAATTTTCTTTAGCAGATGATGAAATTGATTATACACTTTACAACCCAAATCACCCTTCAGGTTCTGCTTATTATGGACAAGCAATTGAAAATATGCCTTTACTAGAGGCATTTCCTCAAGCTACCCAAGTAATGAAATATAAATTAGTTACTTTACCTCGTGGTACAGCTAGAATGCCTATTTTAGATATAGGATATTCTTCTATTAGTTTAAAACAAGGTGCTTCATTATCAATTCGTCCTCAAACATTAAATTATTTAGGAAGTAACACATTTGAAACTTCAGGATACACAGCAACAATTTCTGATGTTAGATTGATGAAAACTTTTGAAGGTGTAGGTATTACTGATCCAACAGTAACTGCTTTAAATTTAGCAAACCAAACTACTACTTTAGGTACTTCAGTATCTAAAACTGTAGTTGGTACTGTAATTAATTTAACAGCCACTACTGTAAATACATTATTTGGTACAAATAATTTTCTACAAGCCACTCTACAAATTACTGGTAGAGATAGTGGTGCTCGTTTAACTATTCCTGTAACTGTAACTAAAGCTTAATAAAAATATATAAAACATGTCTTTTGTAAGATTACAACCCGATGATTTTGTAGTAAGCTCTGATGCTATTTCTTCCATTTGTTGGACAACTGGAAGCCCGGCATTAACTTCTTTCTATACTTCCTCAACCCAATTTAATGGTAGTTCAGGAAACTATTATATAAATGTATTTGATACCCCAACCACTTCCTCAGTTCAGTTTGCTATTGCTTACGGTAATGCAAATGGTAGTGGTAGTGCTAACTATAATAATTTAGTAAATGGTAAATCACCAACAGCAACAATTTATGGTCAATGGCAAGATTTAGTAATTGGAGACGAAAATACTAATTTTGTATTTGGTAACATTACATCATCAGAATTTTTTGCTTTACCTATTGAAAGAGCTTGTTATAAAGAATCTATTTTCTTAGGATCTTTAACTTTAACTCTTAAAAATCCTTTAAATGCTTCTTCAGGTTCTATTTCATTAACAGACAATAGCAGTTTATATACTACAGGAAATGGTTTAGCAGTTCAATTTACTGAAGCAGGTAGAGTATTCCAATTAGTATCAGGTTCAGCAGGAACTATTTATACAACCCTTGACTCAAACGGATATACATTAAAATCAGGATCTTATGGTTGGTTATTACCTGATATTGGAGCCATTATTTTAAATCCTTTAGCTTTATCAGCTCCTACAGCAAGTGGAGGTCTTGGTTTTGCATATAGTGGATCAGCTTCAGCAACAGGATCTATAGTTACAAGTCCTAATCTGTCACTATTTTCAGCAATTTCAGCATCAGGTTATTTCCAATTAAATTCTCAAGAAACTATTACTTCAGATTTCGTATTTGTAAGACCAAGAAGTTCAGAATTTAATTACTCAGAAAATCCAAGCTTCATTTCAGGTTCAACAGGTGAAGTATTGTATTCTAATTTCATTAATAATCCTCAAACATATATTACCACAATTGGTTTATATAATGATGCAAATGAATTATTGGCTGTAGCTAAATTATCGAGACCTTTATCTAAAAACTTCACAAAAGAAGCTTTAGTAAGAGTTAAGTTAGATTTCTAATGAATGGGTGCTTACAAACAATTTTTAGCATCGGATATAATCATTACTCCGTTTGAAGTAAATAAATCATTTACTTTTAAGGGAAATGCCTTAACTGGTTCTGATGTTGGAATTGATAGATTTGTAGGAAGTAACATAACAGGTTCCTTATTCAATCCCCTTTCAGATCCAACTACAGGATTTATAACTACTCAATATCAAAGATTAGTTTATAATTCTATTGAGGAATTATATTATTCAAATTATTCAAATAGTACCTCAAGCTTTGGCTCCCCTGCAGCAACAGCTAGTTTAATACCTGGTTCAGATCCTTCAGGAGATGTTTTTGTAGGACCAGCATCTTCAGCAGGTAGATATTGGAACTATCCCCAAACAACTTTAACTTTTGAACATTATTTCCCTGTTTCACAATCAGATATAATAGGAGTTTTATCCATACCTGTAAGGTTATTTGGTAACTATATTCAACCAAATTCTTTTGTTTGGACATCAGATAGTGGTTCAGTTTATGATGATGGACAGGGTAATTTAATATTTTCATCCTCAGGAGAAATTTGTGGTAACATATTTTATCCTCACGGAATAGCAGTATTAACAGGAACCACTTATACTAGTGGAGGAACCTATGGTTCAGGAACTTATGGAACATCCTCTTATGGTGATGTTAATCCTGTTTCTGTTTTAAATTTTGTTACTTCTTCTAATGTAACTTGTTCATTTTCCTCTTCTTTAACTTTATTTGAAACACAATACAAGTGTACCTCAAGACAAAATGAATTTAATTTTAGTTTAAACCCAACTATACTTTCAGGCTCAACAGATGATGTTCCTTATAATTTTGCAACAGGTTCTTATTTTACCCCTTATGTAACAACAGTAGGACTTTATGATGAGGCACAAAATTTAGTTGCAGTAGGAAAACTATCTCAACCCTTACCCCTATCCCCAATAACAGACACAACAATTTTAGTAAATATAGATTTTTAATATGTGGTTATACAACGAAAAAGTTATACAAAATATTGAGGATTTTCCTCAAGACACCTTTGGTTTTATTTACATAGTAACTCATAAACCAAGTGGAATTTCTTACATTGGTAAAAAGGTATTATATCACAATGTAAAGAAAAAATTAACAAAAAAGGAACTAGCAGAACAAACAGGCCCAGGCAGGAAGTCAACCACAAAGGTGGTAGTAAAAGAATCGGACTGGAAAACCTATTATGGATCTGCTAAACCAATTTTAGAACTCATTAAGGATGGTAAACAAGAGGAATTTACTCGTGAGATTTTACAATTGGTTCCTAATAAAAAACTTCTGACTTACTACGAATGTAAGTTTTTATTCAAATATGGTGTACTAGAACATCCTTTAGAATATTTTAATGATAACATCCAAGGCCGCTTTTTTACCAAGGATTTTAAATAATTAACATTCTCGGTAAATTTTTTAATATTTATCATTGATGATAGGTATTTATAAAATTACAAACCCTAAAGGTAAAATATATATAGGTCAATCTATTAATATAGATAGACGTTTTAAAGAATATAAAAAAATTCAATGTTCTCAATCTATTAAACTTTATAATTCTTTTCAAAAATATGGTGTTGAAAATCATATATTTGAAATCTTAGAAGAATGTAATACATACCAATTAAATGAAAAAGAAGAATTTTATATAAAATTTTTTAATAGTCATATTAAAGGATTAAATATTAAATTAGCATCAAAACCTTCATGGACTGGAAAAAAACGACCTGAACATAGTATATTTTTAAAAGAAAATGGTTGTGGTTTATCTTATGAAAGAACTCAAGAACATAAAGATAATCTTTCTATAATGATGAAAGAAGTATGGAGTAATAAAAAAGAAGAAATAAGTAAAAAAATTACTCAAGGTAAAATAGGTAAAGGACTTAAACCTATTATTTGTGATACTTTGTTTGGTATGGAATTCAAATCATTATCAGAGGCAAGTGAAGTTTTAAATCTAAACAAAGGTAATATATGTGAAGTTTTAAAAGGAAATAAAACTCATATAAAAGGTTTTGTTTTTCGATATAAGGATTTTATATCTTAATTTTTTTTTTATAATATTTATTACAAAACAAAAACATGAATAATTTCGATTTAAAAAAATACTTAGTAGAAAATAAATTAACTAAAAGCAGTCAATTAGAAGAATCTCCAAATACAAAGTTTAAAGACATACAAATAGGTCAAAAATTTTTAAGATTTGGAGAGAATGGTCAAATGTGGGAAAAGGTAAATAATAAACAAGCTAAATTTATAAAAAATGTCGGTAAGAAAACCGCACCATTTGACAAACCGGCAGGTACACATAATATATTTCCACAAACAATGGATATAACACTACCAATATCATCAACTAATGAATCTGAATTTAAAAATCTAATAAATGAAGATAAAGATGGATTTATTATAACAAATGATAAGGAGTGGTATGCCGGAGCAAAAGATTACATAAAGTTTGCTAAATATAAATCACAGTCTAATTTATACCCTACAAAAGAAAAAGCAGAAAAAGCACTATCCGAAATCCCAGATAATATAATAAAAGAAAAAAATTTAAAAATAAAAAAATTTTAATTAAGCTTGGTTACCCAAGCTTTATTTTTTATATTGTGGTTATGCTCAATCAACAACTGATTGCTTTAGCGAATTCGGTTTTAGGAACAGGAAAACAAACAGCAAGAGGTAATTTTGCTT